ATCCACAGCGCGCCCGCCAGCAGGATATAAAGCTGCGACGGGTCGTCTTCAAGCGAAGCCTGGACTCGCAGCACGCGCGTGGCGTCTTTGAGGCGCACGGGTTTTAGCGTCACCGTGCGCCCGCATAAGGTTGCCGTCTTGGTTGGGACTTCCATTACTACTCGACCTCAAGGATATTGAAGTACTCGCCGAAGTTCGTGTAGTTCGTGCCGGTGCTGTAGTTCTCGTCCCGCAGAACCGCGCCCTTCAAGGTGAACATTGTCGGGTCGTCGTTCAACAGCATCAACGATTCGGATGCGTTGAAGGCGAAGCGGTAGATCGTCACGTTGACGCGCTTCGACTGTGCGGCAACGTTGATACCATCAATCTCCAACCACAATTCCGGCGGAGCGGTGTCATTGAGCGCTGGGACGCGAGTCTGCGCGGTATAACTGTACTGCACGTCCGGCGTGCCGGTAACGGCTGTCAGAAAGCGGATTCTCCCCGACTTGGCGTCTTCCAGCACGTAATTCGTGCCAGAGTTCAACCCGGTGATAGACAAGCCACTGATATTACCGAACCGCGTTCGGTAATACGTCCCAGCGGGCATATTGTTGGGTAACAATTCAGTATTAGCCGCGACGGTGCCCGCCGAGATGTCCACAAAATTACCCTTGATTGCCAGCGCCAGATTCCGCTTGTCATACTCATCGAATTCGAGTGTGGCATTGACTTTCAAGCCGAACTGGTAGCGGTTGTCCATGATGCGGAGACCGCTCGTGGACTCCAAATGCTCGATAATGTTCGTCTCGGTCTCAATCGAACACGAACGCGCGTTACCCAGATACCGGCGCGGCCCCGGATTACCGCTTGCGTTGCGCTCGGCCCAATACACTTTCCCTTGCAGGTGCAGGTAGCGGCCCATTTTCTTCAGTCACCTCCGTACGGAAATTGCCGGGTTCCGGCGTGAAAACCTGCCGCCAACCAGCGGCCAAAAACTGCGGTAACGCACGCGCGTCAATCGCAGCGTGGACGTTGCTTTCAGGGTCAAAAACTTCAACCAAGTCGCTCACGACACCCTCCAGTACAAGCTCAACGTCAGGTCAATTTGCGCCGTCAGGTAGTGGACGCGCGCACTGCCCGTAGCGGCTGCACCAAGCTGGATTTCCGCTTCCAGTGCCTCTACCCTGCGCAGAACGTTCGTTCTCGGATCGGCGTCGTCCAATCCGAAGCGCGCCGGAAACAGCAGCCGGCGAAACACGTCGTCCAGCCGCTCGTGAAACTCAGAGTGCGCCTGTACGCCTTTGACGCTTTCCGCGTAAACAACCCGATAGACCGCCTCGCCGGTCGTCATTCCGCTGTGGTCGCACGTCAGACGCACGCGCAGCCGGTCAATCACTGCCGACCGAACGGCAGATTGGTCAGCCACCGGCGCAAGCACCGGCGCGCCGTCAGCGTCCGCCGAAAGCGGCAAGTACAAGCTCACCTGCGCCGTGGGCACAGCCGCTAAAATCCTGTCTTTGATTGCTTCGCGAATCACCGAGTCCATTACGGCAGCACCAATGCATCAATCAATCGCCGTCGGACGGCGGCTTCAATCCGGTCACGGCTGGCGCGCCAGCCGCGCTCGTAAAAGTTCCGGGCACGGATGCCGCGCCTGCCAATCGCGCGCGCCACCAAGAAGGCATTCAGGTGAAGCAGCCCCTTCAAAACAATCCACCGCTGGATTGCTTCCACCGGCGGCATTCGTCCGGGACGCCGCCCGCCAATCACAAAACGCGAGTAAAAAACGTCCGAGCCGACAATCAGGCGGATTTCACTCAAGCGCTGGCGCGTCTGGCGAATCTCGACTCTCGTGCGAATCGAGTTGAGAAAACGCCCCGACGCGATTGCGTCAGCCTCGCGCACCTTGTCTTTGACGGCGCGCGTTAAAATCGCACCAGCGCTGCGCCCGATTGCAGGCGCTTCACGCTTCAGCTTCTCAAACTGGATCGCAATCCGACGCTCCACCAGCTTGGTCAAAAAACTACTCACGGCTGCTCTCCCGTTCGGCGCACAACCGTGCCCGTCAAAGCCCAAATCCGCTTTGACTGGCTTTGCGGCTCTTGGCGTTGCGCAACCTCAATCTCAATCTCGCCCCACGCCAGACGCTGCGCGCGCGCGATCTGATCGCGCGTCACCTCGTCGCTTTCAGCAATCAGCACGCGCCACGAATCACCGAGTTGTTCGGCGTACCAACCGGAAGCTACTTGCACGATTTCTTCTGGCGCGTCGTTTGCGTCGTTGATACGGCGTAGCGACAGCGCTGTATCGCCCCAAAACAGTCTTCGCCGGACAGACAGCCCGACGGCGTAAGCTCGCGTTACCTGGATTGCCTTAGCCACGGCGCGCTATCCCCCACGAGCCGCCCATCAATGCCGCCGGGTCGTAACCCAAGCGGATTATCAAGCGACGCCGCACCACGGCACGGTCACGCTCCACGTCGTAATCCAGTCCGTCGCCCCCGGTTGGACGGATTTTCTCTGTGCCAAAGCCCAGCGCGTCCCACTCTTCAATGTCGGCGCGCGTTGCCTGGCGTTGCACCGGCGTCAGGTCGTCCACGGCGTCAACGATTGAGTCAATCGAAATAAAGAGCCGCCCGCCGGTGACGATTTCACGCACCTTTTCCAATTCGAGTTGCGTCAACGGCGCACTACTCTTGCTTTCGATTGCTTCCAGCGTGGCCATGATGCAGCCGCCAAATTCGGTAAGCCCAGAAAATCACGGACAAGAAGGCGGCCAGCAGAAGCAGCGCGTGCGTCACAAGCTTCAGCCAGCCGCTTAACTCATCCAGCCAGAGCGCGTCAGCAACAGCAAACGCTACCCAAGCCAAAAAAAACTTGACAGCGTAATGCTTGTGCTCTAGCGCGATATACACGGTTAGCAGACCTCTTCAAGAACGTACGCTCGGATGGTTCCGGCTGCGCTCGTCCCGGTTGAAAACGCGATCTGTCCGCTGGCGTTGACAAACCGCGCCGACTCCAAGACTACGAAATAGGTGGTATTGGCTGCGGTTGACAGAACGTCATTACCCAACGGACGGAACGACGGCGGATTGACGCCTTCGATAAAGGTGATGTCTCCACCAGCCGTTGCGGTAATCTGCAAAAGCAGCCGGTGTCCCTTCTTGATTCCGTTCGGCAACGAGATCGTGTGCGACTCTGACGCGGCATAAGTCAGCCCAGCCGGGAGCGTCACGGCAGTCGCACCGACAAGAGTAGGATTGAGATTTGCCATTTCCCCACACCCCCTTAGCTGAAGTTGACGAATGCCATCGCCAGCATTTCCGGCCGAATCACCTTGCAGCCGTACAGGTACAGCGACTTGACCGCTTGCCCGAATCGGCGCTCGGGGCGATACACTTCCGTCGCCTGGATCAGCGCTACGAACGACGTTGCGTCACTAACGCCAGCGATGATGCGGTGGACGTTGTTTTGGATCGGCACGTTGTTGCTCACAATCACATCGAACCCGGCAATCGGGCCAACAAGCCCGTTTGCCAGCGCCGCCTGTGATTGCTGTGCCGCTGTGAACACACAGTTCTGGTGAACCAGCAGTCGCGTCAGGAATAGCGGAGACACCACCACCCAGCGACCGCTACGTGGTACGTTTGCCTCGTCTAGTTCCCCAGCGAGTTGTACTAACGTCAGATAACTGCTGTTTGTTGGGCTGGTGTTGATACTGATAGGTTGCGACTGCGAGCCGACGCGATTACCGGCTGCCACATCCGCAGCCATCTTGCCCGCCACGTGCTGGTCAGCCGTGTCAGCAAGCTTGTACGCCGCACTACGAGAGGAAACTGCAATCAGGTCGTACGGCGACGTTGCCGTGTCAATATCATCAACGGCAAAGTGGATTGCTTTCGCTTGGTCAACGACGAGCGTTGTTGACGCATCGTTCAGCGCTTCCGGCGCGGCAAGGTCGGTGTTTCGAGTGTAGTCAACAATAGTGGGAGCCGAGAGCATCGGGATACGCACGGTATCTCCGACGCCACGAAGCTGCCCTTCGTATTTTCGATTGACGCAACGCGGGCTGGCGTAAACAAGAGCTTTTTCCAGCTCCTCTTCCAGCGTTGCAGCCCAGACTGTGCCGATAACGTGTGAAAACGCCACGGGCGGGATACCTCCACGAGATTTGCTTGCGCTCAAGCGTCTCGCAGGGCATCCCGCCCGGTCAGCGCGATTTGATTGCTATCAGGTTAGCCGATTATCTTCCTTGACGCAAGGCTTCCCGCACCTCGTCAATGCGCGCGCGGATTTCCTCCGGCGTCATTTTCTCCAGCGCCTCGCGCGTCAGCTTCCCGCCAGCCGCCAAAGCCCCCTGTGGCGTCCCGGAGCCTGCAACCTGGCGTCCGTAGAAAAACGGAAACTCTTTCTGAAGGCGCTTACTGAAAAACGTAGCCGGGTCGTCTGCCACTGGCGTCCCGTCCGCATCGAGAAAGACAATATCCGCACCTCGCAACTCGTAGCGTCCGTCCAGCAGCTTCAGCAGGTTGTTCACGTGCGCTGGCGCGACGCCAGCCGCCAATGCCCATTCCTTGAGCGAGTACCGCACACGCTCGCGTTGGCGTTCAGCTTCGATTTCTTCACGTTCGCGCCGCAACTCCTCAAGCTCTTTGCGCAGCGCCACAATCCGCGGGTCGTCCCCTTCGGGGTCGGTCACCGGACGGATTTTGCGCTCCAGCGCTTCGAGCTTGCGCCGGGCTTCGCGATGCGCTTCACGCTCCTTGCGCAAGGCTTCCTTGAGCGGCGTTGGATCGTCCACCTGCACCGGCAGAACAAACTTGCCATCGCGCTCTTCATAGAACGGGCGCAACGGCTCCGGCACAGCGTCCAAAGTGTCAACCTCAACAGGTAGTAGTTCAGCCATAAACAACCTCTAGCGATAGATAATCGTGCACTTGCAGCGCGTCCGGCACACAGATGCGCCAATCGGCGGAATCACGTCAATGGGCAGCCACTTGCCGGCCCACTCAAGACAATCCGGGCAGTGCTCTGCAACCCCTAACACGCGCTTGGCTTCAGTGTAGCCTACTGCTTTGTGTTTGATCCGCTCCAAGTCGGAGAACGTCCCGTAGGCAGCCCCGGCGTAGAGTTCCGCACGCGTGATAAAACGCCCATCCACGGGCAGGTCTTGCGCTTCCCACCGGCGTAGGAATTCGTACTGGCGTCGCACAGCCGCGCCAACGCGCCCTAAGTCGGAAGGCGTCAGCTTGTCCATTCCGCCAGCAGCAACGGCAGCGTGCGCAAGGTGAACGGCTTTGATGCGCGTCTTCATTGCAATCAGCCACTCGACGCGCGAAATTTCGCCTGCCTGGAGTTGCTTGGCGAGTTCGCGCATTTCCTGCCCAACGCCACGGCGCACGCGGTCAAGCTCTGTCAACACCTTTGCGCGCGCCACAAAGCGACCGTTGGGCGCGATATACCGTTGCGCCTTCTCACTCCAGCGAAACGTCTGCTTGACTTTATTCGGCATCGAGCAACCTTGGAATCAGAACGGAATACCTTCGCGCAAGCGTTTTCGCGTAGGCGAAGTCCTGCGGTTCAAACGCGATCTCGCTTTCCAGCTCTGTCTGGCGATATGCCCACTTCTTGGGTTTCTTCGGTCTCTTCTTCGGCTTGATTTTCTTCACTACTCCCTCCCCATTGATTGGCAAGGCGTTCGAGTACGACAGCCGGCGTAACTCCCGCCGGGAGTGCACCGGACTGTTCAAGGGCTTCGAGGTAAGTTTCAAGGTCAAGGTCTCCGGCACGGCGAGCGGATTCGAGCAGCGGCAAAGCTTGTGTCCAGTCTGTCGTTGCGTCAAGCTCTGTCCCGATTTGCACGGCGTCCGCCACGCCGTCGGTCGGCAAGCCCAGCAGCGTCAAGTGCCACCACAGGCAGTTTTCGAGCGCATCACGGCACGATTGCGCCGCGTCACGAAACAATGCCGTCCGCATCGTATGCAGGTGAACCGCTTCCGTCGCCGTGCGGTTTTTCGTATCGCCAATGGCGAGTGATAGCGCTTGCATTTCGCGCTCAATCCTGTCCAGCGCGCTAGCCGCCGAGCCGATACCAGCGCCCGAAATCTCCACGTACTCCAGCGACTGCTCCGGCTGAAGTAGCGCCACAGCAGACGGCGCGATGCGCAACGTCTCGCCCTCCGGGATTCCCTTCGCCGTCAAAATCGCAACGCAAGCAAGGTGAAGGTTGTACTTGTAATCGCTGTACGTCTGGTAGTACTCAGCCTCGCGGTACGCCAGAGGCAAAAACGGCGAGTGCGCAATAAAAGGCGCGTCCGGCGGTACAGCGTACAGCGGCACAATCGGAATTGCCGGCAGCGGCAGCGTGGTCTGAAAGTCCACCACGTAACGCGGCTCGCGCTCGTGCGGTTCCTGCACCTCGCGATAAACGGTCACCACCACGCCTTGCGATTCCAGCGTGAAAACGCGATACCGCGTCACAACCCGTTGTGTAAATTGCCCGTCCGGTTCAACCGCTGTTTCCCGGATAACAACTCTCACCAGGACAAGCTCACCGTTGACGCGCTCGTGCCGCCAGTTGATTACGTCAGCGCGGTGACGCAAAACCCAGTACGGGCGTCCGCCTTCCGCTGGCGCGTCAATTACGACGAACACCACGCCGTCCCGGAGTGCAGCCGTAAGCGCCTGCGCTGTAAACCGGTCGCCGTGCGTGCCGGCAAGGTCAATATCCTCCCAGTGCGTCAAAAACACCGGCGGCACCTGTTCGGCAAACTGCACGCCGTCACGAACAATCAGCCCCACGGTCTGCTGAATCGTGCGGGCAAAAACGCCAGGCAGCACGGCAGTTGCCAGTCTCGTGCGCCACGTGTCCTGTGCCTCAAGCGGAAAGCGCGGAAGCAGAAACTCACCTTCAGCGCGCGCCGCGCGTGTGCCGCCCCACAGGGCAGCGCAAGTGCGCAGCTCTTCAAGGTAGGGCGAAAGCAAAGGTGATACTGCTGCCGGAACGTCTTTGTTGGTCACAGTCTATTGACTTCCGCCGTTCTGATTTTGACGCAGGCGGCCATCAGCTCTTGAAGCTCGTCCTGCTTGTCGGACAACTCCCCGACCGCCGCGATCAAGTCTTCAAGCCCGACTTCGAGTCCCGCATCGCTTAGGTCTTGCTGGGTGATTTTACCCAGCAGCCCCAACGCGCGTTCAGCAAGCAGAACGGCGTTCGCGCGCGCGTAAACGTCCACACACAGCCCGGCCGCACGCTGGATTTCGTAGATGTGCGCTTTTTGCGCTTGCGTCAAGCCCATATCAAGCCTCCCAAAGTCCGAAGTCAATCATCAATTGACGCAATGCGTTGACGAGTGTGATAGCTGATGCCAAATCAGTCGCCGCCGGCGGTGCAGTCGTGCGCGGGATAGGCGTTGCGCCAAGAACAGACACACGCGGCTGTGTCCCGTCAGAGTCCACAGTGAACCCCACGCGCTCGTTTGACGCGGCGTCACACGCCACCACGTCGGTACGTCCCCGGCGCGTAGCCGGAACGTTGTCCAGCCACCGGAAAACCATGCCCCCGGCGTAGCGTCCGTTTAACGCGTCCGAAGTCGTTATCTGATGCAACAGGTAGAACTTCGTGCCAGCCGGACGCGGCGGGCCGAACTCGCTGGAAAGGATAAAGTGCCGTGGCGCGTTGGCAAACGCCCGCGCGCCAATAGCAGTTGCGCCGCCGCCCATAAAGCTTCCGCTCCCAGCAGCCGCCCCGACAACCGTAATCTCCGAGTTCCCGGCACCGGCGTTGGAGCTATACCCTACAACGACGCACTCCTGTCCACCTTGCACCCCGGCGGAAACGATTGCGCCCACGGCAGTGGAAAACGAGCCAGCTCTGGCGTCGTGCCCTATCGCTGTTGCGCGCCACCCCAACGTCTGCGCACCAGCTCCTACCGCCGTCTGCCAGTTTGCGGCCGCGATTGTTTGTCCGACGCCAAGTGAAGTGTTTCCTGTTCCCGCCGGCAGCGTTGTTTGTCCCAGCGCAATCTTATTGTTCGCCGTGTCAAGCTGGTAGTGATTCAGCTTGTTTTTATCTTCTGGAATCAGTAACCCGGCGTTTGTCGTGTCTGCTTGCGGAATCGTTGCTGGCGTTCCCGTGCTGCTTGTGACCTGCCCACTGGTAGGAGCAGGAACGTAGCCCAAATCAGTTGCGCCGCCACCACTTGCAGACAGCACGCCGCCGGACAGAGAAAGATTTGCGCCAACCTGGATTTCTTCCGGCGGCCCGGCGGTTGCGCCGCGTCCAAGCAGGCGGTTGGGCGTCACGTCTTGAATCTTGTCGTATAGCACCGCGCCGTCCTGGATTTTTGGCGTCGTGACGGCGTTTGCTGCAATCTTTGACGCGGTGACGGCGTTTGACGCAATTTTTGGCCCGGTCACAGCGCCGCTGGCGAGTTGCGTCGTGTCAATCGAGCCGTCCGCCACAGACGCCTTCGCCTGCCCCGGCGTGGTAAAGTCCCACTCCACGGTTGCCGTGTTTGTCGCAACACGCTCGGCGGTCAACGTCGGGTCAGCGACCGCCACAAGGTATTGTGCGTTAGTAGGAGCACCACCACTAGCAGTAGAGCTGATGACGCCAGTGCCGGGATTGACCAGAATGGTCGTGCCGTCCACCCGAACATGCCCCAAGACACCAGACGAACCAACGCCGGCGATTTTCTGCTCATGCGCGTCAAGCAGCACCTGCCAATTGTTCGGCGGCGTGGCGTTGCCCAGCAGCAAGGACTGCAACGTGATTGGCGTCGTGCCCGGCGGCACGATAATCGTGCCACGCCAGCCGTCCGGCAGCGTAACTTCAATCTCAATATCCGTCGGCAATTGGAGCGTTGCGTCACCGTTTGCATTTGTCGTAACTGTATAGACGCGCGAGGGATACACGTCCGCCGGCGTGGACTGGCCCTTTTTGAGGGGGCGGAAGGTGACACGCGCGCTGGCCAGCGGCTGGTTTGGAATCTCAGCAAGTGAAAGATTGACAGTGCGCACAGTTAGTCCCTTTTGCGTTGACGCAAAATCACCTGGTCAATGACGCGCCCGGCGGTCTGCCCCGGAGTCGCCGGCTTTTCGTTTTCAGCCGGGAAGTGATCTGGGAAGAGCGAACGCCCTAACGCCGTAGCGACGGCGGCAACAGTCCCGGCAATCAGCGCCAGCGTCTGGTACTGTGGGAACGTTGCGGCAATCAACGAGCCGACGGTAGCGATAAGCGCCAAGACGGTTACGAAGCGGTTGGGGGTTTTCACGGCTCACCTCGGCAAGTAGCTGAACTCTGTCCGGTATTGAGGCTTGCGAGGTCGCCAGCCCCACACTGCGTAGCACACCGCGTCAGCGCGGTCAGGAGAGCGTCCCAAGCGTTGCCGCACGGCGTCCTTCGGCTCCAGCAGTATCCTACCGCGCTGGTAGGCG